AGCTCTTTCCCACTCCACGGAAAGCTTGTATTTGAAGACGCTTAGGTCCATGTTGAATATAGTCTGCGATTGCATATTGAGCACGTGTTGGAGAAGGGAGATCTAACTGTTCCCACAACGCTTGTAGGAACAATTTAAAATCACCCTGTAGGGCGGTTAAAACGTTTGACATATTTAATAAGTACCATTGAATCCATTAGGATTAGGGAACATATCACTTGTCATCCCATTAGATATTTTATGTCTTCGTAATTCATCCTCATGAGATTCAAGAGTTCCGGGAGAAAGTTGTCCACCACTAAAATCATCAGTAAGAAAATCAACAGTTGTATCAGCAGCTGCTTGTGCAGGGTTACCATTAGTAAGTGAAGCGTGTCCAGCTGCAGCAACGGCCAAAGGTACACCTACAGCAAAATTATCTAATGGTCCAGGAATAGCTCTTGTGACATTTTTCGCAAGACGTCTTAATCCTCTACTATTTTCAGGTAAAACGTTTACACCTCTAGGGAAGTCCTTAGCACGTTTAAATTCGAGTTCAAAATCCGTTAAAAAAAATTTGGTAGCTCTGTCAATATCGGGTTGAATATAATCTCTATATAAAGCATCAAATGCTTTTATTCTGGTTTTTAAATCAGCTCCAGAGAAATCAGGCATGTGAGATCCAGTCATACCATGTTTTCTCATGTAATCATGAACTTTAGTGTGCACTGATTTAGGCAATGGTTGGTAATTATCTAAGTGATCGCCAAGAGCTAACCCTTGTTCTAAAGCATGTTTAGATAATTCTATAGCTTCAGAATCTTTTAGATTTTTGTACAAGGGTGCGTACAAACTAATCATTCGTTTGTGGTGTTTCTGAAATCCAGGTGTGGAGGTATTCCATATAGGATTTTTACCACCTATAGTTTGCTGTTTACTTCTGAAAGACCGGTTACTATCTGAACCACGGCTTTTAGGACCAACACGTCTGTCTTCTTTACTTTTCCAATGAAGTTCAAATTTATACCCTAGTTGTCTCCCAGCTTCTGCAGGAGTCATACCGGGATTTTCGTCTAGAAGTTTATAGACATCTTGATATTTACTGGGTTTAGCCATAAAAAAAGCCGCCCCATTTGGGACGGCGATAAATGTTGTCTTAGTGCAACTATTGAGTATTTTTTGCTAGGACGTATTCACGCAGACGGTTTACACCGAAGGTCATACGCATAAAATCTAAGTAGTGTTGACTTGCTTTTTCCTGATTACATTTGATACACGCTGGTACAACATTTCTGTAGTCGCCGCCTCCACGGCAACGAGGGATAACGTGATCAAGAGATAGTTCATTAAGTTCATAAGTTTCTCCGCAATAGACACATGTGCAATCAAAGTGCTCTTTAATGCTGCGCCTCCAAAGGCGCTTTGCTTCAGAGGACGTCATGGCTATTAGGTTGTATAAGTAGTGATCAGGAGTAGGCAAGAATGGGGTCATTTAGTTCTACTAGCTCTATTTTTAGATTGAGCTTGAGGACGACCATCTGTCTTACTACCTTTGTAGTGAGCTGCATCTTTAGTACTTCCTACAGGGATTTTTAGCTTTTTTCTGAGCTTATTGGCATTAATTTTTAACGCCCTTCCTTTAGGAGTATTCTGATATCTATTCTGTTGCTTTAAGCGTCTAGCATTAGCATCAGGGTTGTTATCGTAATACGTTTGAGTTCTACCTTTTTCCATAGAGTCTTGTTTGTACTAGTTCAGGATCTACCTTTGGAAGAATGGTAGATAGTTTGTCTAGTGGATTACCTTCAAAGGCAACACCACTAATATCATTTTTATGTAACCAATCACAAGCTGCTTTTAAATCTTGAGCAGTTGCTTCACCAGATTTAATGCGCTTCAGAAACTCAGTAGTAACTAAATTATGCAGCTCATTAAATTGATCTTCACTCGCCTTTTTCTTCGACATCAGATTTCTTTGCCCTTGGTTTACGTGCCTTGGGTGATTTAATTTCGTAGCGGTTCTCATCTGGTGACAGGTGGCTTAAAGCCTTTTCAGCTCCTGCTAGTGAATCAAACTCGCCAATTACTTTACTTCTATAGTTGTCAATAATTTGGTGAGCCATAGTTAATTACTTTTAATTACAATTTGATCTAATTTGTTTTCAATACGGACCATGTGGTCCTCCATACGTTGGATCATGACTGACAGGTCAGCTTTTGATACGTAGTCTTGTGCCACGTTTAATTCGATAGCATCAATACGTCTATCAAGACCACTGATGCGATCATGTACGTTATTAATACGATTGTGCAAACGGTTATTTAACGCTGCACCACCTGCCACCATCGCAATGACGGCAGAAACAAGTGCTTCCATTATTCAAGGGATACGATTGGTACAACGTCATGACACAGGACCTCTACACGGCTACCAGGACGGAAGGTAAAACCTTTCCTCATGATTTCCGTGCATTTGAGTGCACGAACAAGCTCATAGTCAAGACGTAATTTTTGTTCGTGTTTACGGGCGATACTCTTACAGAGTTCAACCATGCTTCCATCTAAGGGTACACTAAAGTTTAATTGTGCACCCCAGTTATTACTTTTGACGTACCCATTCTGTTCGTAAGGTACTGTGTCGTTACCCATATAAAAAGGGCTGAACTGCATGGTCATACCATTGCAGCTATTGTTAGGTCCAAAGTATTGACGAGATGGTGCACCATTATTTTGGAATTGCACCGCTTGATTAGTCACATTACCCGTTGCAGCAGCTACGGGATTGGATGTATTTTGAACCTTTGGATCTTCATTAGCGTAAGCGGGTGTTACTGCGAGAAGACCGATAAGGAGGTAGTGTTTGTAACTTGCTGAATGGTTTCTGTTACCAAGCTGTCTTCTATCAGACCTGCTGCTCTGTTGACAATCTCTAGTTGAAACTGTTCCCCCGCATTGGTCACTGAATAAGTTGTTGCAGGATCTGCGATGTCTCCGCTTGGTGTTACGTTTGTTCCAGACCATGATGAATAATCACCACCATAGACATTAGTCTCAATTGTCCGATCAATATCTATAGTTGTAGTAGTTGTGGATTGCATTGACCCCTGAGTAAAGTTAGGGGTAATGGTGTTAGCTGCAGCTGGAGACGCAATAAATAAAAGCAAAAGAAGCTTTTTCATTGTTTCTTTTCACGTGTAATAGAGAATGTTGCAAGGGTGCCACTAAGAATACTGGCGACATAAGTAGGATCCATTTTCGGCATCCAACCTGCATAACTGGCTGTCAGGAGTCCTGCTGACCAGATGAGGACAAGGAATTTGATAAATCCTGCTTTCTTTTCGTTATCTTGTTCCATACTTGTTTTAAGATAGGTTTCATAACCATCACTAAATATTTGAACAAAGACGTAGCAGTAAGGGTGGCGGCAACACTAATAAAAGCTGTTGTTGCTGCAGTTGTCATGATAGTAGTTGTAGGCATTGGAACCTCCAAATCCGTAAACGGGATTTCTACTATCTGTGCTTCAGGTGGAAGTTCAATTTTAGGTACAGCTGGTTTAGGAGTAGCTGTAGGGTTGGATTGTTCTTCTTTGTCTGTAGGTGGATCATCTTCTAACTCAATAGGCTCTACTCCCTCTGGCGGTCTTAGCGTGTTAGGCGGGACTACAAGAGGGGTATAACTAGGGATCTCACCCTGTGGTACCTCAAAGATAGTAGGAGGCATTACAGGGGCATCTGGAAGGGTTAGAGAAGGTAATGAGGGTGGGTCAACCCACTCCATTACTTACTACCAAACAAACCACGCTCAATAAAGTCAACAGCGTGATCATCGACAGTGTTGTCGCTTTGCTCTGCAATCTTACGTAGAATATCTACTATTGTACGTTTAAAAGCAGCGTTATTAATTAGTGAAAAAAGAAGCGGACGGATAAGGGTAATCATAATTAAATAGGTGTAGGCCAATCAGTAGCCAAAGCAGGATTAGCAATTGTTTCCATAACTGGATTGTTGTCAGCATCCACTACGCCATTACCATCAGAATCTTTCTTCTGTTGAGTAATGGTAGGGTTAGCAAAAAACAAATTACGCAGGGTTGGAACATCAGAAGCAGCTGCAATTTCAGCTTGACGTGTATTACAAGCTGCACGAACATCAGCTCTGTATGTTTTCCAGGTAGATGGGATATTAGTTCCAGTTTCCTTAGCTTTAATAACACGCCAGTCACTAGGAGCTAGTAATGTCCCTGCCATTTCAGATTGAGTGTCAGACCATAATGTTTTTAGCTGATCCAAATCTTTAGGTTTATCAACACCCCAATAGAATCGTTGGTCATACCAAGGATCATCAGCTACTTCTGTAATTCCAATAGCATTGCGTTGATCTAAACTGGAAAGACGTAACCAATTAGATGGATATTGAATACCATCATGAGTAAATGCCTTGTCATAAGGCAAAGGTTTGTTGTTTAGTTTAAGCATAATAATTTAACGTGCTCTTGCATTTTTAAACGGATGTTCGGCAAATGCAGCGTAGACATATGTATGACCAGAAGTATTTACATCTGTAGTAGTCGATCTTACCTTAAAGCCATTTGATAAAAGGTCAAAATGATAAGCGCTTGAATATTCTACCTCAGCACTATTGCTATCAGCCCAAATCACATCATTGGCAGGGTTTAGTGAACCAGAACGATCAGCATCAAGTAAAGTCCAAGGGCTAGTAGACGATGATGATTTAACTAACAACCACCTAGTTCTAAATCCTGTGTACACAAAAGGACCGTCAGCAGATCCATTACCGGTGTATGTACCAAAACTGCTATAACCCTCAACAGGTGTAAAGCAGTAATAGATTACGTCAGCAGTAGTGCTGCCATATCGGTATCCAGGGTCATGGCTTATAACTGAAGTTGTAGGTTCAGCAAGATTCCAAGTGTTATCTGTTGTCTTAGCTGAAGTAGTATCTAATTCTAAATAAGATCCACTCATATCACCTAATCCAGAGTGCTGTGTATACCAAGCGCTCGTACTATCTCTATTCTTCTCAATAATCATTGCTGGTTTTGCAT